CATGTAATTGAACGTGCCAGAGATACCCAGCGGCATTGCGTCACTGAAGGATCCTTGACCAAAAGGATAGACAAGAAAGACGGCGCTTGCTGCTGCAACAGGTGCAGAGTAAGCAACGAAGATCCAAGGACGCATCCCTAGTCGATAGCTAAGTTCCCACTCTCGTCCCATGTAAGCATAGATGCCAATGAGGAAGTGGAAGACTGTGAGCTGGAACGGACCCCCGTTGTAGAGCCATTCATCAAGTGAACTAGCTTCCCAAATTGGGTAGAAGTGTAGTCCGATGGCATTGCTGCTCGGTACGACGGCTCCCGATATGATGTTGTTCCCATACATGAGGGAACCTGCGACTGGTTCTCGAATTCCATCGATGTCAACTGGTGGTGCTGCAATGAATGCAGTGATAAAACAAATGGTTGCTGCTAGCAGGGTAGGAATCATAAGGATACCAAACCAACCAACATACAACCGGTTATTAGTGCTGGTTACCCAGCGACAGAACTCCTCCCAAGTGGAGCGGCTCTGTTGTTGTGAAATAATTGCGGTCATTTAAATTAAGAATGCATTGAACCGACCCACCCACCGCATAAGTTTACTTCTTGATCTTCACACAGTTGTTGACGCGTGTGCCGCCTTTGACTTTAGTACCAGACTTTTTGTATCCCTTCCAACAGGAAGGATCCAGGCGAGTCTTGGTTGCCTTTTTCTTCTTAGCCATTAGCATTTCCATTTGCGGAGAGCAAGTGCCTTACGAGTAGGCTTACCATTCTTTTTCATTGGTCCTTTGACTCCTGACATCCTGGCACAGAAGGACTTCTTACGAGGTCCTCCGCCAGGTTGGGGTGCTTTCAGGTTAGAACCTGTCGCCTTATTATACTTGGCACGACCCTTAGCAGTGAGACCACCACTACGAGACTTGTGTGTACCCATCTTAAGTGACACGTTCTTCTTAGCCATTACCAGATACCGGGAATGATTTGACCGGTGAGTGCATAGGCACCGAGAGCCGCCATGACGCCAAGCATAGCGAGACGACCATTAAGCTTTTCAGCCTTTTCATTGTGAGTTTCAGTTACATCCATAATAGTCATTGGTGGTTCTTTTGCATAAAGGTTGGCGCGACCGCCATCTTCGATAACGTAAGTCATTAATAATTGATGTTAGATCGTTCGAGTTTAGAGAAGACATCCTGTCGATACGCTGGGTCACGGTCATACCGTGGGTCAGACATGGCTTGCACGACTTCCTGCTGACTGCGGAACACATCAGCCTGTGGCTGTGCTGCCTTACCAGTCAACATCTGTCCTTCAAATCCATTTTGTTTCTCGTACTCAGCCTTGAGTCCTGCGACTGCCAGCTGAATCATACGGAGGTCTCCAGTCTCAACGATGTTATCATAAGCAGTGATGAAGCTATCGTCAAGTGATTGTGCTGCCCATTGTGTGAGCTGATCATAACCCTCATCTCCACCAGCCATGTTCTTAATCTCATTGGCTTGTGAATCAGTCAGGTCTTGACTTTGAGGTTGCTGACCCTGCATAGAAATGTAAGCAGAGATCAGCTCATTGCTGTCTAGCTTGCTCAGTTCCTCCAGGGTCTCGGCGCTAACCTGTCCATCATTAGCATAGAATTCTTCTGATGCTTTGTTCAGTAGTTCAAAGTTAGGGTTCTCTTCTACTTCTTCTTCGGCGGCTTGCTCTTCTTGCACCCGCACTTCGTCTGTTTCAGATTCATTGGACTCTCCAAGTTTCTTTTGCAGTTCGATGTAGGCTTGTTCCAATGCTTCTGCATCTTTGAACTTACCTGCTAGCATCTGTTGTTGTTCAGCTTCAGCCTGTTCGCCGATGGCGATAGCTTCCTGTTCCTCAGGAGAGAACTCAGGCTGATCAGCTGGGGTGGGATCATACGTCAGTGTAGCCATTAGCAGTTTCTACTTTAAGTTTACCGAGACCAACGGTCTCAACATAGTTAGGTGACCTACCCAGTGTGGGTGTGCCTACCTTAGGTTTTGGAGCATACTTATTAGGCTCCGGTGTCTCCACCTTAAGCACTGGTTTTTCAGTGGGTGGGTGCTCGACAGTCTCAGTGGTGCGGGGTGCCTCAACCGTATCAGGCTTGCGGCGGGACCTGCGCCTCTTCGGTGCCGGCTTCTCCTGTGCTTCCATTCAATAACTCCGGGTTCTTACTTGGATCCATCATCGGTGCACCTGCAAGTTGACCAGCTTGATCCATGAGGGACTGTTGCTGTGCCATCTGTGCTTGCTGCTGCTGCTCTTGCTGTACATCACTGACACTCTTGACGAGGTTCAGATAGTCAATGCCTTGTGCTGCAGCCAGACGCTTGATGTATTCATCAGGGTTGATGAACTTAGCCAGGGTCTCAGGACCCATAGTCTGTGCAATGGTTGTGATGAATTGGATGAGTGATTCCCTGTCTTGACCACGACCCAGTGCATTCACACCAGCCACGATCTCAGGTCTCACGATACCTTTGGGTAGCTTAGGTAGTTGGTTACTGCGTTGCAGCACCATCAACGTACGCTCAAGGTATGGTTTAAGGAACTCATCAGTCAACAGGGAGAACATGCCACCCAGTTGCTGCTCTAGTTCCAGTTGTGTCAGCCGTACTTCCTCAGCGGTAGTCCGTTCTGACTGTCGGATGTTCAATACCATGAAGGCATCCGAGATGCGCTGACCTAATTGGTTTGCCATATCATAGGCAGTCCTGAAGTCAGCTGTCTTGCCAACCTGTACAACCTGTACATCATCAGGTCTACCCTGGATGATTGCACCGTTGCCAGCTTGCGCTAGAGTCTGTGGTTTGGTAGTGCTAGAGGGTGAGACAAGGAAGACAACCTTAGCAGCTGCTGCAGAGCCTTCTATCAATGCCTGAGAGAGTGCTTCGAGTGACTTGAGATCACCGAGGAACTCCTCTACTCTACCACGACCGTATGCTTCACCATCAAAGGAGACAAAGCGGAGGGGTAACCATGGACTAGCATTCTTAGGCGCTGTGCTCTGGCTGTTAGGCAGGGTCTTATCCAGACACTCCTGATACCAGGTCCAACGTCCATTCTTCTGGTCCATCTTGACGTGTGTATACACTTCCACGTCATCATCCATAGTGCCTGCGCCTGTCCTTCCATTCAAACCACCGCCAGCACTGACTTCGTTTGGTTTGGGATCGGGTACATCGACAAGCTTACGGTTGATAAGTTCCTTGGTCACGATCTCAATGACATTGCCATTGCCATCACGCTCCAGAACATATCGATTGAGTGGGTAGTTCTTCAGTCCATCCTTACCCATAAAGATAAGACTGTTACCAGCAACAATCAGGTGCTTCATTGCTTGGTGAATGACAACACGATCATTAGATGAGTTGATGAATGACATCACCATCCGTTCAATCTTACTGAACGATAGGTCAATCTCACTTCTGATCTGTGGGTCAAGCTCTTCACCAATCTTGTCATCACGTACTTGCAGTTTGAAGAACGTGGTTTGTGGAGGAAGCAGTGCTAGCATCAACTTCGATGCCAACGTTACGACTCCCTTCGCACCAACTGATTGCCACGGTGTCTTGAGTGGTGTGTGAGTAGCAGTGTCTCCCTCATTCTTCATCAGATAAGGGAGCGTCAACTCAGCACACTTGTTAGCAACATCCAAGAACTGAGCACGCTCAGACTGGAGTTCATTATACCGTTTGCGTGCGCTCATAGTGTCAACCCTTGACTATTACCAATGGTTAGGCTACTCGTGGCGCGACCTGTTGAACCTGTTGCCCGTGACTTACGACTAGTTGATGACTTAGATGCACCAATCTTGATGTCCGGTTTAGCGTCAGGTTCCTGTAGTTTCTGCGGCGGTGGTGGTGCCGGAGTCGGAGCCGGCGGCGGCGGAAGCGGCGGCGGCAACGGTGGTGGTTTAGGGGTCTCTACTTTAGGTGACCCTCCTCCTCCCATACACATGATTAATTCTCCATTTGTTGAATGATATATTCTACGACCGAACGTTGACCTGAGCGATACATGATAGTGGCTAGGCTGTCGGTTGGCGTAGGGTTGGTAGGTGGAAAGGTTGCATCAAGGTCAGAGAGCATGGATTGTAGTTCCATGCCCCGTGCCTCAAGCATATTGAGGGAGATTGACATTAGAATGTTCAAAGAAAGCTGGCATCCTAGCTGACCTGGTGGCAGAAAGTTCAGGCGCTTTGCCTTCATACATCAGCCGATCGCTAGAATCGAGCCAAAATTTTTTAGCTAAAAATCTATCGGGATTGTTCATGGTGAGCGGTTGCATCACCCAGTTAATAGTAGCCTTGCGGAGTTTATCCAATGAGGGAGAGATGCTGAGACCAAGCTCAGAACACACAAGACTATTACTTGCGACGTGGATTTGCTCATCACGGCTTATGTCAGCTGAGGTTGTACGCATAGCCGCGTCACCGTTAAACCTAAAGAAGGGCAACAGCACGAAGAAAATTGCACGTTCAGCAACCATGGCTTTGAGTACTGTGTGATCAGGATGTTCAATCCATGCGTCCCGAAGCTTGATGGCTTCCGCTTCAGCTTTTTCATCAACGCCGTAAGCATCGGCAATGTAACCGAGAGCGAGGTCGTGGTTCTCTTCATCCCGTACATTACTGACGAGTATTTCTCTCGCCGCAGACGGCACATCGGTGGTAAGTGCGTCATTGATAAAATCTCCCACAGGTAGTTCCATGTGTCGCAAGGCAAGAGCACGGTGGATTGTCTCTTCCGCTCCGTCCTTGCAGATACCAGCAACAGGTTTCACTGGTGTCCATTTGCGCTTTCGCGCCATTAGTTTGTCGTATGGTGTCATGATTCGTAGTCGATGCCAAGGGTAGTCATAACCTCATTAATGTTGTCTGGCGTAATGTCACCTTCGTGAATAGTAGCCAGCTGTGTTTGAAGTTCAGCATTGAGAGTAGTCGCTTCAGCCAGCTGTTGCTGGAGAGCTGCTCGGGCAGAGGATACTGCAGCCAGTTGAGCTTGCAGTGCATCAATTTTATTGTTCAGGTCGCTGCTATCTTCACCTGCTGCTGCAGATTGGATAGCCTCAACCACATTGCCCAGCTGAACAACGATTTCAGCTAGTAGTTTTTGTTCGCGAGTAAGTGAAGTAGCCATTATTCTTGACAGTCACATTGAGGTTCATTTAAAATTTCTGACAGGTAGTCATCAACATCAACATCCTTCAGAGCTGCATATGCATCGCTCTTGTCCTGCACATCACCCATCACTTGCAGGGAGTAATACAGAGAAGTCTGAGGTGATTCTAACCACTCCTCGATGAATGACTCATCCATGATAGCCAAGTCTGACCACCAGTTATATGAGTATCCATGAAGAAGACCTGTGGAGGAGTACAGCCGCATGATGCCATCAGCAACTTGCTTATAGACATCCCAGCCGACCTCCGAGGCGATTTCTACATCACCATATTCGTAGGTCTGTACACCAAAGGTGCCGGAGTCCCGGTCAACACTCCTCGCAATAGGAGGAGCAATCTCAGGAGTACATGTGAAGCCATCGAGGTCCTGTGACCTGTAGCTACACGATGCAGTTGGTGCAATAGCAAATGCACGTACCATCTTGTTGGCACGAGCAATCTGTGCTGCTGCATCAATACCTGACTTGATCTGACGAACAAGTTCAAAGGCAGCAGTAGCACGGGTTTCGCCAGCATGGAAATGCTCTAAGGCACGTCCGAACTGTTCGTAAGTGACTCCATATCGCCGCAGGAGGTTTGCGAGACCCAGCACGCCAAGTCCAACTTGTCGATCCTCGGCAGCACCGAGGTATTCTCCAGTCTCTCCCACACCTGTTTTTGCATGGAGTTCACAAAGTTGTGACATCCCTTCAACGTAAGCACGAGGGATGTCTTCGAATTCACATGCTCCATAATTGACATGCTGTAGCAGACAGGTTCCTCGGGAGGGCAGGTACACTTCAAGGCATACGTTTCCTCGGATTCGTTTAGTTCCTTCATATTTAACTTTATTCAGCCAGACATCACCAGCTTTAATTCCTTTAATTAGTTTTTGTCGAGTAATGATATCCATGTCT